GTGCTCACAGATACCAAACTGAAAAACCTCAAACCTCGCGATACTCTTTACAAAGTTGCTGATCGCGATGGTCTCTACGTTGCCGTTACCAAAACAGGTGTTATCTCCTTCCGTTACGATTACCGGATTAATGGCCGCCGTGAAACACTCACGATTGGTAAATACGGTGCCGACGGAATTACACTGGCTCAGGCGCGAGACGAGCTTATTGCGGCAAAGAAGCTGGTTAATGCCGGTATATCCCCGGCTTCGCAAAAGAGAGAAGGAAAGCGATTAGTCAAAGACGCTGAAACCTTTTCCTCGTTCATCGAAAAATATATGCAGCATGTGACGCTGGCAGAAAGCACCAGAGCGATGAAGGAGGCAATCATCCGGCGCGATATTCTTCCAGCGCTTGGTCGGAAGGTAATGGCAGAAATAACGCCGTCAATGGTTAGGTCAATGTGCGACCGCATTCTGGAGCGCGGAGGTAACGCCACAGCGATACAAGCTCTGGAAATGGTGAACAGCGTATACCGATTTGCAAACGATCGTGGACACCAATTTGTTAATCCGGCACAGGGCATCAAACCAAAAACGCTGGCGACATTCAGGCCCCGTGAGCGCAGTTTATCTCCGGAAGAAATGGGGATTTTTCTGCGAGCCCTTGAAGGCACCAGGGCAATGGCAACTATGAAGCTGGCTGTTCGCCTAATTGCTTTAACGCTGGTGCGCAAAAGTGAGGCATTGCTGGCGCACTGGGATGAAGTCAATCTTGATGGCAGGATATGGACAATACCGGCACAGCGCATGAAGGGTTCACGACAGCACGTGATTTATCTTTCCCGCCAGGCTATTTCACTGATGAAAGAGATGAAGATCCATAGCTGCGGAAGCGAATTGTTGCTGCCTGGCCGATACCGATTGGACAGACCGCTATCAAACGCAGCGCTTAACATCATGCTTCCAAATATCATCGAGCGTGATGCGAAAGCGGGCGAGAAGATATCTCACTTCACCATTCACGATCTGCGCCGTACTGGCAGCACGTTGCTTCACGAAGCTGGATACCCGTCAGACTGGATAGAGAAAGCACTGGCGCATGAACAGCGTGGGGTGAGGGCGGTTTACAACAAAGCGGAGTATGCACGCCAGCGAGAGTATATGTTGCAGCAGTGGGCCGATATGCTGGATAACTGGAAAGCCGGAGATCATTACGACCTGGTGCCGTTTTCTCCGGCAAAGTTCGAGAAATGGATGGAGGAAAAGTAACCCGCCGTAGCGGGTTACTTTAGATGAATGTGTCCGCCGGTTCCCCATAGCTGGCCGCAGCCTCATTTGCTTCACGGCGCAGCCCAAGGAAGTAGCCTACCGGGTCCCACGCCTTGATAATGGCGTCCAGCTCTTTCTGGCTGTGCCACGTTGTAAGGCGGGTTTTAAGTGCCCTGGCGCATGCTGTTACATTGGCGCGCGTCGGGCCCGCCAGTTTCATGCACAGACAAATGGTGATGAGCAGGTCGGAATACTCATCAGAAGCTTTCTTCAAAACTGCCGGGTCAATACGCTGTTGCATCTGCTGGATATGGTGCTTCTGGCTCATGCTTTTTCCTTCTGTTTTGCCTTATCTACTGCCGCGCGGCGGCGCTCGATACCACGAATTAAACGCTGCGCTGCGTCCTCACAAGGGCCGCGCCGGGAGTCACCCAGCGCGCGAATTACGCTTTCTCGCTCATAGCGGTCACAATCAGTGCGTGTCATGCTGCCACCGATTTAACGACCGGGATTGCGCAGCCCGGCAGCAACTGCACCGCTGGGCCTTCGCACTGGTTGCCCCACACGTCAAAACCGTGCGAAGACTGGCGGGCGAACAACTCAATACGTGGCACATCTCCCAGCAACTGCACCAATTTTTCGCGCACGCAGTCCGGCTTCTGCGAGTGAGCCAGGCGAGGCGCTGTGAATGACTGGATGATTCCCGCATTCACGCGCTCAGGTAACTTGCCGCGCACGGCAAACAGACAGTCCTCGCTGTTGGCGCGCGTCATATGACCCATTCCCATTACCATCTTGTCGGTCTGCCGGCTGCCACACTTATTCCAGGTGAAGCCCTTCATGGTCATCAGGCGGAATCCCCACGCCTCGACAACCTTCAATGCCTCCGCTGGCTGCGTCGGAACCCACCACATAGCCAGAAGGCAGCTTTCAGCTGCCAGCTCCCAGACCGGGAGGCGGCAGATATCCTGCACGCCCATGACGGGATATTTGAACCCGGCGCCGCGGTCGCCGTCGGCCGCTTTGTCGCGGTATGCCCAGGGCGGATCTGCATAAATCAGGGTGTATTTACCGGTCATGCTGCCGCCTTTTTAATCTGGTTGTGAATTTGCTCAGCCACGCGCTGCGCTTTTAACGGGTTGCTGATTACGCTGCCGTCGGGAGTAATCCAGCCGCGGCGAACCGGTGAATACATCATGAGGACGCTACCAACCTGAATATCATCGTGCGAATTGGTCATAGCAGCCCCCACATGTCTGTTATCTGGCCCGCATTAACGCCGCAGTAATGCTCACGACGCGCGCAGCCGCGCGTAATGCAGCGCTCCCGGCGCATAGCGATGCGCTGGCGCTCAACGTCGCCTACGGCGGCATCCAGGCATTTCAGCCAGAGCCCCGCTGCAACACGGAACAGGCCTTTCGCCTCCAGCTCCAGCGCTCTCTGCTCAATGGCCTGCGCGGCTGGAGAGGTTGCCACCTGCGTGCCCAGGCGGCGGGTAACGTAATTTTCGTGGTAACGCTCAAGCCGGGTTTTCGATTTCATTTGAGCCATCCATCCTGAGTGAAAATTGCCGCGATGAGGTACATCCATGCGGCGATACCGGCCAGGTACCAGTACAGACCTGACCATTTTTGCCAGTGCCGTGTGATGGCTGTCATGCAGCGCTGCTCACCGGTCGGAAAACTCGCTGCTCAACCGGAGGCTTTTTTCCCCCGAACACCGACGGGCTTTTGGCCTTACGCTCTTCGAGCCATTCGCTGATCTCGTCAGCATCCCAGGCGCAGCGTTTGTCAGTGATGTACCAGCGCTTAGGGAACTCGCCTTTTTTCTCCAGCGCATCGATAGTGCTGATCGACAGCGGGACAACCTCTAACAGCTCTTTTTTTCCGTATGCTCGTTTCATTTTTTTCTCTCTTAGAAGGTGGCGGCGCGCCGGGCGCCGCGTTTGATTTCAATTACTGCGCTGCGGTCATTTCTTCGCGGCGCAAGGAATAAACGTCGGTGGCTTTATCGAGATGCTCCTGATGGCTCGCCAGGCGCTTTGCTACAGCTGCATAGGTGGAATCAAGATCGGCCACGTCACTCGCGTTACCAGCGTATTCAGTGAATCCAGCCAGCAGCTCGTCAGGGGTGCGCTCATTGCGCGGGCGGTGCTGCGCAGCAGGTGCGTCGTTTTGCGATGTATTCTTGAGAATCAGGCTGTTCACGCTGCGGGCATCTGCCGCTGGCGGCGTGATATCTCGCTCAACGCGCGGGCGCTCTTCCAGCTCATCAGGGGTGTAAACACCCAGCAACACATCGGGCGCATGCAGACGAGCCCAGCGCTTCGTGCAGAGGTAGGCCAGCTGCTGGCGCGGATCGACTTCCCAGTTTGGCGAGTTGCGCACGCCAGCCTGCGCCATACTGATAGTCAGCTCGCGCGGTTCGGTTTCGCCCTTGAGCGTTGCCCACACGGTTACTGTGAGGTTGGGGGATTTGTCTGTCTTACCGCTCACTTTCGACCAGTCGCCATCCCAGCGGTAATTCAAACGGGTAGCCAGCAGGCTGGATGACGAGACAACAGCGTTAACCAGCTGCGCCTCATAGCCCAGGGTGCCGTTAACGACGTGTGTTTTCTGCGCCACAGCAAACGGGTTCATTCCCCACTGCGCCGCCTGCATCGTCACGGCCAGGCAGTCAGCAGGCTTACCAGCCAGATGCGCTGGCACCGTCGCCTTGCTCTGTGCCATCAGGTCAGCGAAGCGCACCAGTTGGTTGAGTCCTTCCGGGCTGAAAATCGCCGCCGCGGTGCCAACGGTGGCGCCAGGCTGCGCGGTTAAAGTGATATCGTTTCTCATGCGTACATGTCCTGTTTACGTGCCCATTCCGGGCGTTTAATGGTTTCAATCCCGCCGACTTCGTCGCTGGTGCGGTACTGGTGATAAGCGTTCAGGTCGCGCCGGAACAGGCGAAATCCCTCATCTTTGTCGTAAGCGTCCAGCTCAAACACGCGAACCGGATAGCGGCCGCAGTCAATCGACTCGCTGACGGCGATAAAAAAGAAGCTGTGCGGCTCGCCGGTCGTCTGCTTTGCTCCCTCGCAATACATCGCGTCCTGCATGTGATAGCGGAACTCGTCGATGTGCCGAGCAAACCGTGACATGTCATTAACCTTTTTCACGTCGGCCATGACGGGGAGCTGCGCCAGGCGCTTATCAGGGCGAATACGGCACAGCTCGCCTGTCTCTTCGTCGATCCAGTAGTGCGACGCTTCGCAATCGCCTTCCTGTTCAAGCAGCCAGCGCGCCGCCGGGTGAGCAAACGCGCTATCGCGCATCAGCTGCAATTTCCGGCCTTCTTCGGCGCTCATGACTGTCATGCCCTTGCCGGAAACTTCCTTAAGAAATGCTGCTTCCTCTTCCTTTCCGGCAGTGGTGCGGCGGTTGAAAGATGGGGCCAAGATGAAGCGTTTGCTGAACTCTTCCGGCTCCAGGAGCAGGCAGTGCAGGGCGGTTCCCATATCCAGCGCCTGGAGCTTTTCGGTATCGACCGGCGCATTCTTCTGCCATGTCAGCAGTGCAGGGTTGATTGCAACCAGGTCGAGCTGCGACTTACTCACGCCGTCACCGGCGTGGTAAGCCTCGTTTGGGATGTCGCGGTAGATGCCCGGTTTCACGCTGCATCCCTCGCGCCGTCGATTTGGTCAGCCATATCCCAGCGCGCCGCGACACCGGAAAGCTCGCGCAGCAGCGCGCCGATGATTTCCGTGGCTTCAACGTCTTCAAGCACATGAGTGATGATCTCGTTGCGCATGCCAGCAGCCTGCCAGGATTCGCGGATCACTTTGTTCAGCGCGCTATTGCTCAGCGCCGCGTCCAGCTCTTCCTGCCTCGCTTCCACCTGCTTGCAGATGCAGTAATCGGCGGACATTTGCTCGATGATTTTTTCCATCTTTCCAATCTGTTGAAGGTTCATTGTGAGTTCCCCGTTAATCGTTCAAACCCGGCTTTCACCATCTGCTCAAAGTTCATCGTGAAACCTTCACGCGGCTTATCGACAGATACGAAACGCCATTCATAACCATTTGCCTGTCTGTAAACCCGGTACGGTCTGCCGTTCACGTCGACCGTTTCCTCAGGCGCGCATTTCTCTTTCAACACTGCGGGCCTCCCTGGTTATGAATGCCCACTCGACCGCCTCGCGCAGCGTTCTGAATTTCCAGCTCATGAGCCCGGAAATCGTCACACAGTGCCAACCGTTTATGATTCTCCACTGCATTTCCGCACCTCAAATGTTTACCAAATTGGTAATACTTTTGGTTATAGGTAACCCGGAGCGCGTCCGGCGATGGGTAATCAGAGAGTTTTTACCGCCTCAATGTTTACCTTTAAGGTAATACTGAACCGGTTTTAAAAGAGAGTCAATAGATAGTGAGAGAAAAAAATTACCAAAACGGTAACTATTTTTCTTTGTGCCTGAACGGCTATTGAGGATTTGGGCTGTGTGTAGTTGTGCTAACGCGGCGTTTTACGCCTGCTTATCGTTCTGGTTCTGAGACATCACGAAATCAATGAACGTGCGGATCTTGTCTTTTTCCTGCTGCGGCAGCGCCGCGTACAGTTTGTGGTCGTAACTGATAAGGCCCGGCGCTTCCGGCGGCAGGATCATTTCATACGCCTGGCGCCCGAACGACTCTGCAATCGCTGCCAGATTATTGACGGAGATGCTGCTCTCGTTTCGCAGCAGGCGGTTAATTGTTGCCTGGCTGACGCCGGAGGCAGCCGCCACTTTCTGCTGAGAAAGCCCTTCGGCGTCCATCCACTTTTTGAGAATGCTCGCGGCAAGCTCGCTGGTGTTCGTCGGGCCTGTGTCGCTTTCCTGGTTTTCCAGCATATTAGCCAGCTGGTGATCGACGTCCAGCCAGTGGGATTCAACGCGCGCTGCTTCTTCAATGCGCCGGGCGACCTTATCGCCGATATTCTTAGCGCCGCTCTCCCACCTGGACACTAGGTTCTGCTGAATCTCCAGCCGCTCCGCCAGGCGGATTTGTTTGCCGTCGAAATAACGCCGCAGAATTTCCTTTAAATTTTCTCGCCGTATCTCATGAATACTTTTCATTTCTATTAAATTATCTCTTTTTTGGATTGTTAACTTATTAAATTAAAAGAGATATTACCAAAAAGGTAAATGCACCAAAAAGGTAATAATGTTTGATTTTTACACCCAAAAGGTAATAATCTTGAGGTAAATAGATACTGTGAGAAAAAAATTTATGGCAATCGAGCAGAAATTTGATTTCAAGAAACACTGGCTGAGCCTGGACCAGGCGGGCCGGGAGGCGTTCGCTCTGGATGCCGGGACGACAGCCGGGTACATCGCTGCGCACTACTGCGGGCGCCGTAAGACGCCGACTAAGGCACGGATGGAAAAGCTTTTTAAGGCGTGCAAGCAGCGCGGTTGGCTGACCAGTAAAAACGACCTGGTCCAGTTCTTCTACAGCTGACGCCCCCACCACAGACGCAAAGAGGCTGCCTTATGGCGGCCTTTTTTATGCGCCAAATACCATAAAGGTAATATTTATCCGTTTACGGTTTATCTTTTCGTGTGCTCAGGCAAAATTATCGTAATCACAACCGCAATGAGGTTCCGACTGTGAAGATTATCACCAGAACTGAGGCCGCAAAGACCGGTATGAAGCATTATTACACCGGGAAGCCCTGCAAGCACGGACACGACAGCGAGCGCTGGGTTTATAACGGCCACTGTGTGGCATGCACCATGGAAAGCAACAAGCGACGCCAGGACGAAATCAAGCGCCTTATGGCAGCGGCAGAACAAGGCGAATCCGCGGGGGTGATCTGATGGCCAGTAGCTGGATAAAAGTAGAGGTCATCACACCTGACAAGCCGGAAATTTTTCAGATAGCGGAAATCCTTAATATCGACCCGGACGCCGTTCTCGGAAAGCTCGTGCGAATATGGGCGTGGGCAGATCAGCAGACCATAGACGGTAACGCTGGCAGCGTTACAAAAGGAGTGCTGGATAGACTCGCTTTTATTACAGGTTTCGCTGATGCGCTGATCACTGTCGGTTGGCTGGCATATGAAGATGGTCGGCTCGTACTGCCTAACTTCGAACGGCACAACGGGGAATCCTCTAAAAAACGGGCGCTTACAAACCGTCGCGTCGCTGAACACCGAAAACGTGAAACGCAAAAAGTAACGCAACCAGCGTTACGAAAAGAGTTACCAGAGGAAGAGGAAGAGGAAGATATAAAAGATAAAACCCCACATAACGCACGAGTGAAGTTTGAGCCTGTGGATAACCGCCATAACCAGAGGCTGTCGAAAAACCCTGACCCCGGCGCCGGAAACTTTGTTATGGATGGCTACGTGCCACCAGGCGGATCCGGGCACATGGGTAAATTCGCGATATCGCCGGACTGGAAGCCCGACCCCGATTTCAGGAAGCAGGCCGCGATATGGGGCATCCAGCTGACGAAAGAGGTGACCCCCCAGGAGCTGGCATCGTTCATCGACTTCTGGCAGGCAGAGGGGAAGGCATTTCACCACACCCAATGGCAGCAGAAGCTGGCGCGCAGTGTGCAGCAGAGCCGGAACCGAGTTAACGGCAGGGCCGGGAGAGACGTTAACGCGATACCAGAGCCAGAAGACGAGATCCCTCCAGGCTTCAGGGGATGATTTTTTGTTGCGTGACGTGTTTACCAAAATGGTAATTTTATTTATCTGTAACGCTTGAAATCTATTCGTAAAAGTATCAGTATTACCTTTAAGGTAAAGGCTCAAGGAAACCAACATGGGCGTGATTATCGGGATTGACCCCGGCTGTAGCGGGGCGCTGGTGGCAGTAGACGAAAAAGGCGAATACGTGGCGCACCTGAACATGCCGACCATCAAAGTCGGCAGCAAAACGCGGGTTAACGGCGCGCAGCTGGCGGCCTGGCTTCAGTCGTGGAGCATCAGCCATGCGTATCTTGAACAGGTCGGCGCCATGCCGGGGCAGGGAACCGCGAGCATGTTCACGTTCGGGCATGCAGCAGGCATCGCCGAAGGGATTCTGCAGGGGGCTCACATCCCCTACACGCTTGTGACGCCGCAGGCGTGGAAAAAGGCCGCTGGCCTCATCGGCAGCGACAAAGACGCGGCGCGGAGCCGGGCAATTCAGCTGTACCCGGCACTCCGCGCGCTGGATGCAAAAGCAAAAGGGCAGGCCATAGCCGACGCGCTGCTGATCGCACGACACGGCTTAATGCTTAAGTCCTGATTTGTCAGATGATTAAAAAATCAATACGGGTGAATTATGCACAGTGAAAACAATGAGTTAGTGAGAGCGGGGCATGAGCTGGCGAAGTGCCTCGACAACGAGCCGCTGATTGATATCGCGAAGATGATTGTCCGCCTGGCGGATAAGCTCGACGTTACCACTCTGGCGCTGCGCGAAAAGACGAAGCATTGCGAGCAGTTGGCTGCGGAGAATGCGGCGCAACGGGAATTTATAGCCACCTGCTTCCATGCCGCTGGAGATGGCGGTGATATGGATGGTGCAGATATACAGGCATTAGGTGAGCGCCTGGGGCTGTTTGGCCGCGAGACCTATCAGCCAGTGATTCATGGATACATCTGCGGCCATGAACCGGGAGAAGACTCGGTTTACGTGATGAAGAAAAACTCAGCCACCGACGCATTCCTGCGCGAAGTGCGGGCCAGCGAGCTTGATAGCCTATGCGGTGTGGCTGAAACAATGCTGGTCAAATTTGCAAACCAAAACGCTTCACAAATTCTAGAGGCTAAGGGTTGGGAGATGATTCGCCAGCAGACCAGTAAGCGAGCCGCCAAGCTGCGTCAAGGCGGTGCCGCATGAACGTAGCAAAACTGAAAGCGGCGGCACTGGACGCTACGCCGGGGCCGTGGGTAGAAACGCGCGGTGAGGTTACAACTGCTGATTACGAGGTTGAAGGGGGCGTTTACCTCGACCACATCTGCAACTGCGAAATTATCGGTACAGAAAGCCCGAATGCCGAGTTTATCGCTCTCGCAAACCCCGCCGCCGTGCTTGAGCTGATAGCAGCGCTGGAAGCCGCAGAAAAGCGCATCGGTGAGCTGGAAGCGCGCACAGTCACGCTGCCCCGCCCTGCTTGCACTTACGCAGACCATAGTTATCCAGCATATAGCGAGAAGCAGGTTGTAGACCTGCTTGAGTCGCTGGGCATCAATTTTGAGACAGGGGGTGAGTAGTGGCTAATCCGTCAGCAGTATGGAACATCACACTTCACACTGAGTGTCCGAAGTGCGACGAATACTTCGACATCATCAGCGCGCAGGATGATTTTTGGGTGGATGCGCGCTTTGGGTGCTGTGAGCGTGACACGCCAGCAACGACAGGGGTTGAAGTTGAGTGCCCGGAATGTGGGCACGAATTCAAAGTCGATTTCGAGTATTGAGACAGGGGGTGAAGCGTAAGCGAAATAAGCAAAGAGCGTGCGCAAGAAATTTTCCTGGGCAATGGCCCGGAGCCGACTGTGCAAGAAGAAAGGGCGCTGGCGCGTATAGCGCTGGACTGGCTTGCGCTGCGGGAAATACTCGACGGCGTGCCGCAAGAGGCGATTGACGGCGGCTGGACTGCGCGCGGTTTGAGTGATTACGCAAAACAGCTCGAAACCGAGCTGGCTGCGCTGCGGGAGCGGGCGGAGCCTGTGGCGTGGACTGAGAAATGTGAAATCACAAATATGCGGGCTACTGGGCTTTATCTGCGAGGGTTTCCTGATAGCTCGCAATGTCGTGATATTCCGCTCTACACAGCACCGCCCGCGCCGGTTGTGCCTGATGAATGCCCGGCAGAAATTCGCGATCTGATAGCGTCGCATTCCGATGCGCTATTCACTGACGACGATGCCCAGGAGATCTGGAACGCCTGCCGCGCCGCCATGCTAACAGCGCCCGCGGCGGCGCCTGCTGAAATAACGGCGCTGGAACGTCAGCGCGACGATCTGCTGGCGGCGCTGGAAGGTGTCGTGCCTCTGGTTGAGGGTGAGTGGCCTGAAGGTCATTGGGAAGCTCAGCCGATACTTGATGCTGCCCGCTCCGCTATCGGCAGCGCCAAAGACCGCGCCGCCATGCTCGAATCGCTGGGCAAGGAGGGGTGATGGAAGCGTTTAAAGAATATGGGATCACTGAGTGGTTTCTTCTCGCCACAATCCTGCTTACGTGGTTTTACATAGCCATGAAAGCGTTTCACTGTATTGGCGGTGCCATGCTTCGCCTGGGCTGCCGGTGGGTGAGCCGTAAAGACGAAAAGGCGCTGGCAATGGGCTCATTCTATGAAGCTTTCAGGCTCGATAAGCTTGAGCCTGGGGAGACGCTGACCGCTAAAACGGAAAGCGGCTTGGTAATCCAGGTTCACAGGCCAAAGGTGGCTCGCGATGCCTAAATCCGCAGCAGAGCGCAAAGCAGCGCAGCGCGCCCGCCAGGCCGCCGCTGGTGGCCGCAAACTTGAGCTGGTGCTGGACCAGCAGGAACTCAACATGGTGGCGCGCAACTGCGCCGCCCGCCGCCCCGGTAAAGAGCCGTATGAGCTCAACGAATACATCGCGATGCTGATACGTCAGGATGACGCCCGGTTGCAGGAACAAATAGCGGAAATGCGAGCACGCAGTTGCGGCAAGTGCGGCGACGCGCTGCCGGTCGACAGTTGCCCGTGCCAGGGTGATTCGCAGTGCTGGGTAACCAGCGGGTGGCATGCGCTTAAGTTGGTGGTATAAATAGCGTGACATGTCACGGGGTGAAGCCATGAAAATAAATCAGGATTACATCAAGGATTTGCTTTGCGCTTTTGAGGATACGGAAGGGCCAGATACGCTGCTAACCGAGCTTGAAGCTAAGGGATATAACCGAGATGACAGCGACTTCATCTTCCATATGCGGCTGCTGGCTGACAATAAGCTGATTGAGCGCGTGGACCAGGAGGATGGTTTTGGGCATTTAATGAGCCATGAGTTAGGAAGAGGGGTTTACGGTTGCTCTTATCATTGGATAGTAGTTCCGCTGAGGCTTACAGCTAAAGGGCATGATTTTCTATCTGATATTCGACAAAAAGAAGTGTGGGCAGCCATTAAAACAAACTTCAAAGAACAGGGGCTTGGCACGTTAACCTCCATAGCCAAATCGCTCGCCGAGGCTTACGCCAAGAAAAAAGTCAGGGACATAACTGGCATTGACATCTGAATATAGACCGCCTCTACGGCGGTTTCTTTTTGTGTGATAGTATTACCAAAATGGTAATAATTTTGAGGTTGATATCATGGCCGAAGGCGCGGGAAAGCGAAAATCCACCAAATTTAAACCGTTAACGGATATGCAGGAACGCTACTGCCAGGAGTACGTGAAGACGCCGGACGCGCAGGGCCAGGCCGCAAAGCGCGCCGGGTTCTCTTCGTATGACAACGCCGCCATGCGCATGATGAAAGACGACCGTATCCGCGACCGCATCGCAGAGCTGATGGAAGAGCGCAACAAGCGCCTGCGCGTCAGCGCCGATTATGTGCTGATTCGCCTGGTGGAAATCGACCAGATGGATGTGCTGGATATCCTGAATGACGACGGCAGCCTCAAGCCGATCCGCGACTGGCCGAAAGTATGGCGCACCTCGCTCAGCGCGATGGATATCAACCGGCTCCGCATGGCAGGCAAGGATGGAGAGGATGATATCGAGTCCACCCTGCAGAAAGTCAAATGGCCAGACAAGGTGAAGAACCTCGAACTTATCGGCAAGCACGTAGACGTGAGCGCGTTCAAAGAGGTGCATGAGCACAACGTGAACCTGTCGCTGGCTGACCAGATGGCGAAAGCCCGCCAGCGCGCCGCGAACAGCAAGAAAGGTGCGAAGAAGGTGAAAGCCGATGAGTGATACCGTCGATATTCAGTCGCAGCTGGTGGAGGACATCGCCAGCTTCACGCACGATCCGCTCGGGTATGCGCTCTACGCGTTTCCGTGGGGTGAGCCAGGCTCAGAGCTGGAAGATTCAGAAGGGCCGCGCGACTGGCAGGCGGAAGCGTTCGACGAAATAGGCCAGCACCTCTCTGACCCGGCGACGCGCTTCGAGCCGCTCATGCTTGCCCGCGCGTCCGGCCACGGTATCGGCAAATCTGCGTTCATCTCAATGCTGATCAAGTGGGGCATGGACACCTGCGAAGACTGCAAAATCGTGGTGACGGCCAACACCGAGAACCAGCTGCGCACAAAGACCTGGCCGGAAATCGCCAAGTGGCAGCGACTCAGCATCACCCGAGACTGGTTCACCGCCACCGCCACCGCGATTTACTCCAACGACCCGAACCACACTAAAGCCTGGCGCGCCGACGCTATCCCGTGGAGCGAGAACAACACCGAGGCGTTCGCGGGCCTGCACAACAAGGGCAAGCGCATCATCCTGGTATTCGATGAAGCGTCCAATATCGCGGACCTGGTGTGGGAGGTGGCCGAGGGTGCGCTGACGGACGAAGGCACCGAAATTATTTGGGTGGCTTTCGGTAACCCGACGCGAAACACCGGTCGATTCCGCGAATGTTTCCGCAAATACCGGCACCGCTGGAAGTGCAAGCAGATCGACTCCCGCACCGTCGAAGGTACCAACAAATCGCAGATCGAGAAGTGGGCCGCCGACTACGGCGAAGACAGTGACTTCTTCAAAGTGCGCGTGCGTGGCATCTTCCCGGACGCGTCAGAAACGCAGTTCATCCCGACCGGCATGACAGAAGAGGCCCTGACTCGCATCGTCACCGAGGCGCAGGTGGCGCACGCGCCGGTTATTCTCGGCATCGACCCGGCATATTCCGGCGCTGACGACGCGGTTATCTATCTGCGGCAGGGGCTGCACAGCAAACTGCTCTGGCGCGGCAGCAAGACCACTGACGATCTGATTATGGCGAAGCGCATCGCCGACTTTGAGGACCAGTATCGCGCCGACGCCGTGTTTATTGACTTTGGCTACGGCACCGGCCTTAAATCCATTGGCGACGGCTGGGGGCGTGCGTGGACGCTGATCCCGTTCGGCGGCAAGTCAACCGACCCGCAGATGCTGAATAAGCGCGGCGAGATGTACAACAACGTGAAAACCTGGCTCAAGCTGGGCGGAACGCTGGATGAGCGCGAGACGGCGGAGGATTTGTCGGCGGTCGAGTACAAAGTGCGCGTCGACGGCAAGATTGTGCTGGAGCCCAAAGAAGATATCAAAGACCGCCTGGGGCGCTCGCCAGGCTGCGGTGATGCCCTGGCGCTGACGTTCGCATTCCCGGTTTCAAAACGGATGAACCTGCCCGGCCATCAGCAGGGCAGAACCATCAGCGACTATGACCCGTATGGGTGATATACAATTAATCCTATAGGGATCGGTTTCTATCCTTTATTATTTCTTTTTTCTCATTGTTTATAATGCGCTCTTGAGTATTTAAATGACTTGGTCTTTCTTTTATTGAAGGATCACTAAAGTCAAGGCCAGTTAAGGATAGGAACGCATCTTTCTCTAAATCTGTCAACTCATTAGATGAGTGAATCGCTTTCATTATTTTCTCGTAGTTATATTTATAAAATACAACTTCTATTTTTCCATCTATATTTTTGAGTCTTATGATATGAGGTATTTTTTCGCTTACAAAATTCAGCTCATTTAATAAGTGTTGGTTATAAGAACTGACTTCTTGAATTTGAATTCTCAGGTCATTAAACTCGCGCTTTAGTACATCCATTTCTACTTTTGCTTTATTATTATCATTATTTGCAGAAATCAATTTTTCAGTAGCAACCTTTAAGCGTTCATTTACTGAAATAAGCTCCTTCTCTGTTTTGGCCCTGGCTTCCTTTTCTACAGAGAGTTGACTCTGAGACTCCGCAATTGTTTTTGCGGCATCAGTGAGTTTTGAGGATATGTCTTTATATTGCTGTCGAGCAAAGTTGATATCGCGAATGGCTTCTTCGTGTTCTTTTTTTATCTGCTGAATTCCTTCCTCGATATTTCTTTCTTCTTTCTTCTCAGCAAGTTTTTTTCTCGCTTCAATTTCGGCGATTTCTTGCTGTTTTTTTCCAATCTTTATTTTCGATTCAAGACTCATTTCTACTGTGTCAGTATTGGGCTTGTCTTGTATTTTAGTTACTAGCTTGTTTATTTGAGGAAGCAAAAGAGCGATTAAGGCTGAAGTGCAAAGCGGGCCAATAATAAAGGTTTCTATGCCGAAGTTATCACCGATATAAACAAGCCGCTTTTCGATTTCTCGCTTACTGAAAAAAAGAATAGCCAGCATGGGCCAGTTAAAGCCAAGCCAGGAAAAGACGAAGGCTCCCAGGAAGGGGCTTCGGACCCTCTCAAGAGACGCCTGGCGGAAAGAGGCGAGGATATCGCGGATAAAATCAAGCATGTCACGGCCCTGTGTGATGTGGTTTTGCACATGTTACCTTTAAGGTAATTCCTAGTCACCAGGCAAAAAAAATGCCCGCACGGGGCGGGCTAACTGGAAGCAATGAGGGTTGTCTTGTTACAGCGGGAAACCATCGCGATGGCGTCCTGGTGTAAAAAGGGCGGTGATCAGTAAGGACTATCACAACTGCCACCGCCAACGACTACACACAGCTTGCTACGGGATATCACGGTCCTGAGGCGTGATTTGGTTGTGGTGGCTGGTGCTAATCTCCGACTAAGGTTCATCTGTTTCTCAGCTTTCCTTGGTCGCATTAGCCTGAGCTAACCACAACGGGGAGAGCACTGCGTAACCTGGCACCGATCTGGCCGCCGGTCGGTTTGTACTGGATTCTTCCCCAGCCACTGGCCCGGACAACGAAGCTTCTATGTGCGTTCCAACCAGTGCTCTCTCCTGTTGCGTCCTCGTCTCTTCCGAGGTGTCACACCGTGTCGCCAGGATGGTGAGTCCCCTGTTCGTGCAGATGGCTTGCACATTCCGGCTACCCGCTGATGAGGAAAACGCAAGGAAACATCCCGGACCGCTGCGGCGCATGTGCCAGACGCCGTAATCAAACATCGCTAACCTTTACATACAAACCTCCGCTTTCGGGTTGTACATGGCAATGATGTTTACCAAAAAGGTAATAATTAACGGGCTTAATGTCAATACACTACATACAATAATTCTTATGTGGTTAAATTGGTAATAATTTAACTGGCATCATGAGGTCGTGAAATGTGCATTGGCAGCAAACCTTCCATTCCTAAAGCGGCTCCGGTTGTTCAGTCCGCACCGCAGGAGCAGGACCAGGCCGTTGTTGACGCTCGCGACGAAGAGACTCGCCGCCGCCGCGCCGCCGCCGGTCGCAACTCAACCATGCTGACTGGTGCGCAGGGCGACACCTCCGCCGCGTCTACCAGCGGCAAAACGCTGCTCGGTCAATAACGGAGCGTCTGTCGATGCCAATGAAGAACGAAACCCTGAAAGAGCAACTGACGAAGCAGCTTGGCATGCTGGAGCAGGAGCGCACTACTTTCGAACCTCACTGGCGCGAACTGAGCGATTTCATTATCCCGCGCGGCTCTCGCTTCCTAACCAGTGAAGCTAACCGCGGCGACCGCCGCAATAACAAAATCGTTGATCCGACGGCAACGATGGCAAACCGCACGCTCTCAAGCGGCATGATGTCGGGCATCACCAGCCCGGCCCGCCCGTGGTTCAAGCTGGCGACACCAGATCCGGAAATGATGGATTATGGCCCGGTCAAGCTGTGGCTGGAGACGGTGCAGAACCGCATGAACGACATGTTCAATAAGTCGAACCTGTACCAGTCATTGCCGATCATTTACTCAAGCCTGGGAACATTCGGCACCGGCGCGCTCGCCGTGCTTGAAGATGACGAAGACGTTATTCGCACGATGCCGTTCCCGGTTGGCAGCTACTACATCGCAAACAGCCCGCGCCTCAGCGTCGATACCTGCTTCCGTAAATTCTCCATGACCGTGCGCCAGCTGGTGCGCGAGTTTGGCCTGAATAACGTCAGCAGCAGCACCAAAAGCGCCTTTGAGAACGGCACCTATGAAAAGTGGGTTGATGTGGTGCATGCCGTATACCCGAACATGAACCGAGAAACGGGCAAGATGAATGCCAAAAACAAGGCGTTCCGCTCCGTATATTTCGAGGTTGGCGGCGATAACGATAAAGTGCTGCGTGAATCCGGCTATGACGAATTCCCTATCATGGCACCGCGCTGGGAAGTCAACGGCGAGGACGTTTACGGCTCATCCTGTCCTGGCATGATTGCGCTCGGGCAGGTTAAAGCGTTGCAGCTCGAACAGCGCCGCAAAGCGCAGCAGATCGACAAGCAAACCAACCCGCCGATGATTGGCCCGACTTCTCTGAAAACCCAACGCGTATCCCTGTTGCCTGGCGATATCACTTATGTCGACCAGGTGACGGGGGCCGAAGGTCTGCGCCCGGCGTACATGGTTAACCCAAACCTGGGCGATCTGCTGGGCGACATTCAGGACACGCGCCAGCTCATCAATAGCGCCTATTTCGTCGATCTCTTCATGATGCTCCAGAACGTCAATACCCGCTCTATGCCGGTGGAAGCGGTTATCGAGATGAAAGAAGAGAAGCTGCTGATGCTCGGCCCGGTGCTGGAACGCCTCAACGATGAGTTTCTTGACCCTCTGATTGACCGCGCTTTCTCCATGATGGCACGCAAGAACATGCTGCCGCCGCCGCCAGACGTGATGCAGGGGATGCCGCTGCGCATCGAATACATCTCCGTGATGGCGCAGGCGCAGAAAGCTATAGGACTCAGCAGCCTTGAGCGTTTTGTCGGTTTCGTTGGCAACCTCGCAAGCGCCAAGCCGGAAGCACTGGACAAGCTCGACGTCGACCAGGCCATCGACAACTACGCCGTCATGTCTGGCGTATCACCGACCGTTGTCGTCCCGCAGGAACAGGCGCAGCAGACCCGCAACGACCGCGCGCAGCAGCAACAGCAGGCTATGGCGCTGCAAACCGGCATGGCGGCAGTGCAGGGCGCTAAAACCCTGAGCGAAGCCAAAACCGCCGATCCGAATCTTCTCACGGCTCTGGCCGGTGCAGTCGGAGGCCAGCAGCAATGACTGATGCATACGACATCTACGCCGAATACCAGCCGTCAGATGAGCAAATCGCACAGCAGAAAATCCTCGAAGAACGAGACGCCGCTGATATCCGCGCCGTAATGGGCACCGAGTCAGGCCGCCGCGTCATCTGGCGCGTTCTCTCTCAGGGGAAGCCGTTTTCGACGACGTTCGCTGGTGATCCATACGTAACCGCATTTAACGAAGGGCAGAGAAACATGGCAGTCGTGCTGATGACGCACGTCATGACCTGCTGCCCGGAATTGTATCTGAAGATGGCCGACGAGGCCGCCAAACAGGAGTGACCATGAATCTGTTTCAACGTCTCTTATTTCGTCGCCTTTGCAATGAGCAGCCTGCCGACGGCGGCGCTGGCGGCGGTGGCGCACCATCTGATGCCGCTGGCTCAAGTGCAGCCGATCAGAATCAGGGCAATGCAGACCAGCAGCCTGGAGCGCAGGCAGAAGGCCAGCCTCAGGATCCGGCAGAACAGAAAACCGATGACGGCGCAGAGCAGCCGAAAAAGGACGAAGAGAAGCCGGGCGAAAAGAAAGGCGAAACCAAAAAGCCCGAAGGCGCGCCGGAGAAATATGAGCTGACTGCGGGCGATGGCGTCGAGCTGGATGCCGCGGCAGTGAAAGAGTTTGAGCCGATCGCGCGTGAGCTGAACCTCAGCAACGAGCAGGCGCAGAAGCTGGTGGACGTTTATGCCTCAAAAATCCTGCCGCTGGTTAATCAGCAGCAACTGGAAGCCTGGCAGAAGCAGGGCGAAGAGTGGCAGCAAGCCATCAAGGCCGACAAAGAAATCGGCGGTGACAAGCTCACGTCGAGCATCAGCGCAGCGCAGCGCGCGATCGACCAGTTCGGCACTCCCGAGCTGAAAGAATACCTGGAAGCGTCCGGGCTCGGGAATAACCCCGCGCTGGTGCGTTTCTGCGTACAGGTCGGTAAAGCCATGTCGGAAGACAATATGGTAACCGGCGGAAATCAAGGCCAGCGTAGTGCGGCCGAAGTGCTCTATGGCAAATAAGAGGAAATAAACCATGGCTGTTAAAGGCTTAAATGCGCTGACGCTGGCGGACTGGGGTAAGCGCGTAGATAACGGCGGGAAGACCGATACGATTATCGAGCTTCTCTCCCAGAGCAACCCGATCCTGGAAGATATGCCGTTCGTTGAAAGTAACTCTCCAACCGGTCACCGCACCACGATTCGCACCGGCTTGCCGGATGCTTACTGGCGCATGATTAACTCCGGCGTGCCGAAGGGTAAATCCACCACGGTTCAGATCACCGATACCATGGGGATGCTTGAAACCTACGCCGAAATCGACAAGTCTCTCGCCGATCTGAACGGAAACACCGCTGAATTCCGTTTGTCGGAAGACCGTGCCTTCCTGGAAGGCATGAATCAGAAAATGGCGCAGACGCTTTTCTACGGTGATACCAGCGTCAACCCGCAGCAGTTCATGGGACTGGCGCCTCGCTATTCCAGCAAATCCGCTGGCAACGGCCAGAACATCATTGATGCTGGCGGCACCGGCACCGACAACACCTCTATCTGGTTGGTGGTGTGGGGCGAAAACACCGTCCACGGCATTTTTCCGAAAGGGCAGAAGGCTGGTTTGTTTATGGAAGACAAAGGTCAGCAGACGCTGCTTGATGCCAACGGTAACCCCTATGAAGGCTATCGCACCCATTACAAATGGGATGCTGGCCTGACATTGCGCGACTGGCGCTACGTTGTTCGCATCGCGAATATCGACGTGAGCGACCTGTCAGTACCTGGCTCTGCCGCTAACATCGTTAACCTGATGATCCGCGCGCTGCACCGCATTCCTAACCGGGGCATGGGTAAGCCGGTGTTCTACATGAACCGCACCGTTGCTCAGGCTCTCGATACTCAGTCTCTGGACAAAGCCTCTCTGGCTCTGACCGTCAAAGAGACCGAGGGCGAGTGGTGGACCGCTTTCCGCGGCGTGCCGATTCGTGAAACCGACGCGATTCTTGAAACCGAATCTCGCGTTGTTTAACGCCTGTCATTAACCGGCGGGCCGCGGGCCCGCCAGAAGGAGATATAGAGATGATCCTCGACACACTGTTGATGTTCTCCGAAGCGCAGGCGGTTACCGCGTCGGCAGCTTCCACTGATGTTATCGACCTCGGCCCGATTGACGGCACCCGCCGCGATATCGGTGTCGGTGAGCCGCTGGAGTGGTTCGTTACCGTCAATACCACAGCGACCGCCGCAGGTGCTGCAACGGTCAACGTTAACCTACAAACCAGTACGGATAACTCGACCTGGACGACTATCGCGAGTTCTGGCGATCTGGCACTGGCCGCGTTGACCGCTGGCAAGCGCATCGTCTCGCAGAAGGTGCCGCAGGGCGTGCAGCGTTACCTGCGCCTGAACTACACCGTAGGAACCGGGCCGCTGACCGCTGGCGCATTCACCTCCGGCATCAACCTTGACGTAGACGGTAACAACACCTACTACGCCACCCGCTCACGAATCACTGGTTAAGGGTTAGAAGATGGCACAGGAAAAAGCGAAGTACCGCATTCTGCGTCTGTCCTTTATCGGCAATCAGTTGCTGGATGAAGGCGCGGAAATTGAATATGACGGCGAGCCGGGCAGCGCGCTGGAGCCGCTGAACGACGCGGCGAAAGCTGCGAAGAAAAAAGCTGAGCAGAAGGCCGAACAGAAACGAGGTAAATCCACCGCTGCTGACGGCCCGGCACCGGTCCCCAGTGTTCTGAACCCTGTTGTGCAGAACCCGGAAGGCCCGGTCGCTGGTGCTAATGGCGAAGCTGGTGATGGCACTGGCGCTGTCAGTGACGAACTCACCGCGCTGCGCCAGCAATACGAAGATCTGTTCAACGAGAAGCCCGGCAATATGAAGGCTGAGACGTTGCAAGACCGCATTGCTAAAAAACGCGCCGAGTTGGGCCTTTAAGCCCCAGTAAGAACAAGGGGCTTCGGCCCCTTTATTGCAGGAGTGGGTTATGGATCTGGTAAATCTCAAAAACGGCACCGACACCTATCAGGACGAAAGCGGCGAAACCAAAACCCGCGATGATTATCCGTGGGGGCTGCGTATCAATCTTAATAATGAAACTCTGAAAAAGCTCGGCGTAAGCATGCCCGCCGTCGGATCGGAAGTGATGATTACCGCCCGTGCGGTCGTTAAGGGCACATCAGTGCGCGATGACGGCGATGAAAAGTATCAGAACGCCGACGTGCAGATCACTCATATGGCAATCGAACCGGCGCAGGCTGAGCAGCTGAAATCAGCCGCTGACACGCTATACGGCGGGGGTAAATAATGGCTTCGGTGGTCGAAATCTGCAATCTGGCGCTGAGCAATATCGGCAGCAGCCGCAGCATCAACAGCCTCGATGAAAAGAGCAAAGAGGCTGACGTGTGTAACCTCCATTTCGAAGCGTGCCGCGATGCTGTCCTGGCTGACGCCGAATGGAATTTCGCCACCAAGCGCGTTGCGCTAGCCGACACTGGCATTGCGCCTCCTGACTGGACATATGCCTATGCCTATCCCACTGACTGCCTGCGAATCATTGAAATCATGGTGCCGGGCGTGCGCTATCCGACTGCTGCCATGCGCATCAATTACGAGACCGGCGTTAACGACGCTGGCACAGGCAAGCTTATCTACACCGATCAACAGGAAGCGCGCCTGAAGTATGTTGCGCGCATCACTGATGTGAACATATTCGATCCGCTTTTCCAGGATGCTCTTGCATGGCGTCTGGCAGCCGCCATCAATATGCCCGTTACCGGCACCGCAGACCTGACGCGTTTTTGCCTTCAAATGTACCAGAGCGTAATCCTCAGCGCCGGATCTCACAGTATGAATGAAAGCCAGGAGCCGCAAGCGCCAGACAGCGAATTCACGACATCGAGGTTGTCATAATGCCAATTAGCTGGATTCAGCCGAGTTTTGCTGGTGGAGAAATTGCGCCGTCGCTTTACGGCCGCATTGACATGGCTAAGTACCAGGTGGCGCTACGCCGGTGCAGTAACTTTATCGTGCGGCAGTATGGCGGGGTAGAAAACCGTCCCGGCACGCAGTTCATCGCCGCGGCAAAATATCCGAACAAAAAATGCCGACTAATCCCGTTCCAGTTTTCAACGGTACAAACTTATGTGCTTGAGTTCGGCGATAAATACATGCGAGTGTTCAAGGATGGCGGGCAGGTGCTGGTCAGCGGTACGAGCAATATCTACGAGTTGGTAACGCCTTATGCCGAAGGAGATCTGTTCAGGCTCAAGTTCACACAGTCAGCTGACGTTCTTACCATCGTTCATCCGAAATATCCGCCGATGGAGTTACGCCGTTACGCACACGATAACTGGCAAATCGTCGCTGTGCAGACTAAAAACGGCCCGTTTGAGGATATTAACGTCGACGAGGCTCAGAAGGTGTATGCCAGCGCTTCGACTGGAACCATAACGCTAACTGCTACATCCTCCATTTTTGGCTCTGAGCAGATTGGTAAGCTCTTTTATCTGGAGCAGCCAGCGGTTGACTCTGTTCCTGTGTGGGAGACGGGGAAAAAGGCTACAGCAGGTGGCATTATCCGGGCCGGTAGCAACTATTACAAAGCTTTGACGACTGGAACCACCGGCACACTGCGACCATCGCACACCGAGGGCGCAGCCTGGGATGGATGGGGTGGAACCGGCGATACCGATACCGGTGTGCAGTGGCAATACCTGCATAGCGGATTTGGCATTGCAAGCATCACCGCCGTTGGGAGCGATAACAAGACTGCAACGGCAAACGTTATTTCTTACATCCCTGAGAATGTTGTTGGTTCAGGACGTCCGAGCTATAAGTGGGCGCGCTACGCCTGGAACGACGTTAACGGCTATCCCGGAACAGTTGTTTATTACCAGCAGCGCCTTTTTTTCGCGGCAAGCACCGCGTTTCCGCAAACCATCTGGGCCAGCCGGATAGGGGATTACAAAGACTTCGGCAAAAACAACCCTATCCAGGATGATGACCGCATCATTTACACATACGCTGGCCGGCAGGTGAATGAGATCCGCCACCTTATTGACGTCGGATCGCTGGTTGCGCTGACGTCCGGCGGAGAATACATCATCACCGGAGACCAGAACAAAACCCTGACGCCGAGCGCGTTCGCCTTTTCCTCACAGGGCTCAAACGGGTGCAGTAACCTGCCGCCGATTGCAGTTGCCAATATAGCGCTATTCGTGCAGGAGAAGGGCAGCGCCGTGCGCGATCTGGCCTATTCTTTCGACGTGGACGGATATCAGGGTAATGACCTGACAATCCTCGCAAACCATCTTTTCCAGAAGCACAGCATTGTGGACTGGTCCTTCAGCACTGTCCCTTATTCGACTGCCTGGTGCTGCCGCGATGACGGAATACTGCTGGCGTTAACCTATCTCAAAGACCAGCAGGTTTTTGCCTGGGCGCCGCAGCCGACTGACGGCTCTTTCGAATCAACCTGCTCGATCAGTGAAAGCCAGGAGGATGCCGTTTATTTCGTGGTACGCCGCGTTATCAACGGGCAGACGGTGCGATATATAGAGCGCCTCGCCAGCAGGCTGTTCACCTCTACAGAGGATGCTTTCTTTGTCGACTGTGGGCTGAGCTATGACGGCCGTAACACCTCGGCGGCTACGATAAAAATCACCGGTGGTGATGATGATTGGGATTATCGGCAGGAGTACACGTTAACCATGACCGGCGGCCTTGGCTTCACAGGTGCGGACGTCGGAGCGCAAATCCAGATCCCTTACGTTGGGCAGGACGCAAACGGAAACCCGCAGGACATGGAGTTACGCTGTAACATTACCCAGCTTACAACTGCTAACGTCGTGAAAATATCTGCCAGTAGAAACATTCCCCCAGAGCTTCGAGATACTGCTGTCACTAACTGGCAGATGGCACGTCAGACCTTCTCCGGGCTTGGCCACCTTGAAGGGAAAACGGTAAGCATCCTTTCTGATGCCAACGTCGAACCTCAAAAGGTCGTAACTGGCGGGGCGGTAACTCTCGAATCCCCAGGCGCGGTGGTGCATATCGGCCTGCCGTATACCTCCCAGCTTGAAACCCTTGACGTTAACATCAACGGCCAGGAAACACTGCTGGATAAAAAGCAGCTAATCACCTCTGTTTCGCTGGTGGTAAATGCAAGCCGCGGGATCTGGGCAAGTACACCGGGCGGGCAGTTTTATGAATATCCGCAGCGCGAATTTGAGTTCTACGATGATCCGGTTGATGACGCCACCGGCAAGGTAACGCTGAAAGTAGACAGCACGTGGGGTCTAAATGGGCGCATCATCGTGCGCCAGCAAGACCCTCTGCCTCTTTCAGTGCTGGCGCTCATCCCGGCGCTGACTGTAGGAGGACGAAATGCTTGATGTTCGCATAGTGCCAGCAGAACAGCGCCACATCGAAGAGATGTTGCCCCACGTCCGGCAGGCTGACATTAACGAGTTCCTCGCCATTTCCGGCCAGACACCGCGCGAAGTAATGGAGCACGGGCTCCGCATATCCACCTTCTGCTGCGCCGGGATGGTCAACGGAAAAGTAGTAACGCTATTCGGCGTAGCGCCTGCCTCTATTCTGAGTGGGCGCGGCATTCCGTGGCTCGTTGCCACTGACGATCTGCAGAAATACCAGCGCCCTTTCCTGCGTCGCTGCCGCCACGTAGTCAATGCAATGCTGATGCCTTATCCGTATCTTGAAAACTATGTTGACGAGCGTAACAACGTAGCAAAAGCGTGGCTGAAATGGCTCGGTTTTCACCTCGAAGATCCGGTGGCCTATGGCAAAGAGCGGCGACCCTTCCACCGCTTTTACATGGAGAAAAAATAATGTGTAACCCGGCAATTGCTCTCGCCGCTGTAACTGTTGCATCTACTGCATACAGCGCTTACAGCCAGAACCAGCAGGCGAAATATGCCTCTGCGGTTGCTAATCAAAATGCCGATATCGCCGAAGCGCAGGCCGACGACGCCATTAATCGCGGCAATGCGCAGGCCGATGAAATTCGCCGCCGAAACCGTCTTGCTCAGGGGAATCAGGCCGCTGCTATTGCCGCCAGTGGCGGTGATCTAAGTACCGGTGGATCTCTGGATATCCTGGGCGACACTGCTCAGTTTGGTGAACTGGACGCGTTGACGACCGTCAATAACGCCAGTCGTGAGGCATACGGCTATCAGACACAGGCCGCAAATTACCGAGCTCAAGCGAGTTCAGAACGCTCTCAAGCCAGTATGGGGCTTTTCTCTACTCTGCTTACAGCCCCGCTTAATGCCTATGGCGCTTATAAGATGGGTGGCGGTTCCTGGAGCCCGTTCACTCAGAGCAAGGCCGCGCCAATAAGCGCTGCCGTCGGCACGCCTACCGGACGTTAAGGAGAGAATCATGCCAGTCGTACCAACCGTCACCGGTCGCCAGGTTGAGAGCCGCGGATACTCTTCGCCGGGATTGCAGGCACTGCCGCAGCCGAATGTCGGCGATGTGATTGCTGACGCCTCTCAGAAATATGCCGGTGCATTTGCTGAAGCAAAACAGCGAGCTAATGTCGCGATGACGCAGGATGCCAGTCTGCAACTGAATGCCGTCGGCAATGATTTATTGAACAACCCTGACAGCGGATTCATGAATCTTCAGGGTAAAAACGCCATAGGCAAAAGCCAGGAATACACCCAGCAGTTTGACCAGCAGGTTGAGCAAATTGCCGCACGTCTGCCGGACGAGCAGGCTCGCAATGCTTTCTTGCAGCAGGCCCAGCAACAGCGAATGAGCTTCACCACCCAGGCCGGTCGGCATGAAGCGGGTCAGGTTCGGCAGTACGAAGCTGGCATGCAGGAAGCAACGCTGAAAACCCTTACCACGCAGTTCATGAATCCAGAAATGGCTAACGTTGCCGGACTGACTGCCAGGAACAGCATTATTGCCTATGGCAAAGCCCACGGGCAGAGCGATGAAGAGATAGAGCAGAACTGGATTTCGTGGCGTGAAAATGCGGCGAAAGGTGCATCTGAGGCCTGGTATGTGCCGATGTATCAGCAGATGCTGGGGCCAGGCGGCAAGATTCAGGTGACGGACACACCTACGGAAGCGCAACTGTTTTCCGCGATGATCTGGAATGAGAGTGGTGGCAATCAGTACAGCAAAGACGGCGCTCCCCTTGTGTCGCCGAAAGGCGCGGTGGGCGTGGCGCAGGTGATGGAGGATACCGGGCCGGAGGCTGCGCGTCTGGCTGGTCTGCCATGGGATCGCGATAAATGGCTGAATGACCCGCGTTATAACGCAAAACTCGGGCAGGCTTATTTCGGCGCCCAGATGAAAAAATACGGCAATAACCCGGTGCTGGCGGTGGCGGCATATAACGCCGGACCCGGTGCGGTTGATGGCTGGATTGAAAAAATTGGAGATCCTCGCACCGGCGAAGTCAGCAATGAGCAATTCGCGGCGGCTATTCCCTACGAAGAAACCAGAAATTACGTGGCGAAAGTTACCGGCAGCGCGGCGGCTATCCCCGGCGATGCGACGATGGAGAACCTGATTTCACAGCCGTGGTGGAATGCCATGAGTCCGGCCAGCAAAGCTCAAATGATGAGTAAGGTGGCAGGTCTCTACGATATGCAGGCATCTGCCGGTCGCGTAGCGCTGCAAAGTCGGATGCAGGATGATCTGGCCCGCCTTGAAGCTGGACAACCGGTAGATCCAATCAGCGCGCGTGAGTGGGCAGCGGTCATGCCGTTGCAGGCCGCCCCTGCAGAACGCATGCAGATGGAGAAAACCTACCAGCAATATCAGCAGGCCATGACCCTGCAGCCAGTTTACCAGTCAATCATGCAGGGTAACGTGCAGCAGGCGACGGCGGCAGTGCAGGCGCTACAACCGCAGGAAAACGACGCCGATTTCAAATATAAGCAGGAGCTGTACGCAACAGCTCAGTCAAAGCTGAAACAGGTGCTGAAGGCGCGCGAGTCGGATCCTGGAACCTGGCTGCAACAATATTCTCCGGTGGTCCAGAGTGCGTTTGCTGAATACCAGAACAACCAGGCATCAGGTGAATATCTGGTGTCGCGCATCCAGTCCGAGAAAGACCGGCTGGGCATCCGCAGCAAAAAGGTTCTTCCCGACACGATGGTAAACAGCCTGCTTGAACGCATCGATAATTCTCAGGAATCGAGCGTCACCGCGATCCAGTCGGTGGCGCAGTCGTTCGGGAAATACTCCGATCAGGTGATGCAGCAGGTGCAAAAAAATGCCTTCCCGGCGCTACAGGTTGTGATGGCTACAGAAAACCCGCGTGCAGCCAACGCACTCTGGCAGAACCGCGGCGTTAAAACGGCTGACCTGCGGGGAAGCTTCGAGAAGCCTGATGTTGATAAAGCTGATTCATCGTGGAACGATCAGGCTAAAGACTTCGCCAGCACGATGGTTGTACAGCCCGGCGGCACCGCCGTTTGGAACAACTTCAACGAGCAGGGCAAGCGCCTGACGTATATCAACATGCAGCGCGGAATGTCAGCTTCTGATGCGGCTAAACAGGCGTATCAGGACATTCTGGGCGAGCAATACCAGACCAGTGGAACGTGGCGCCTGCCAAATCGCACCGGGCTTGATCTGCGCGACGTAACTGACGGCGCAAACGCCTACCTTGAAAATCTGTCAGCCGAGCAGATTATGCCGCTGATTGGCGACCCGCGGCTGCCAGAGTCGGTCAACAAAGAGCAAAGCCTGTCTCGCATCAAAGAGAGCGCGCAGTGGGTTACGAACAGCAATGAAAGCGGACTCACCCTGATGATGAATGGCCTGCTGGTGAACGGTGCCGACGGCAACCCGATCACTGTTCCATTCAGCGACCTGGCGAAACTCGGAACAGGCACCCGCTCGACCTGGAACAAACTGACCAAATTCATCGACACACCAGTGAAATACACGCCGGGTCAGTCGAAAAATTACAGCGTAGAGAGCCAGCGCGAAAACATTCTCGACATCCTCCAGAACGGCCAGCAGTCAGGACGATAACATGCCAATTTTTACAGAAGATCCGGGCACAGGCATTAACCAGCCCATCAGTAACGCGCCTGCCGGTCTGGGCGAATCGCTGCTCTCTTCCTTGCAGCAGGGTTTTGAAGAAGGCCCGGTCATGTCGGGCATTCTGTTCTCTTCCGCTGACAGGCTGGCGAACGACCCTAACTCTGCAATTGTCAGCAAGCAGGAGGCTGACGAGCGGCTCAAGCAGTATGGTGTTAAAAGCATCAACGTCCCGGACAGCGGTGTGACAAAAGCGTTTCTCGATCACGTGGTGGAAGAACGCCAGAACTCGCTGGCTCGTCAGCAGATCGCCATGTCTGCGCCGAGTGGCTGGGCGGCGACACCGCTTAATTTCGCTGCCAGCCTGGCGGGCTCGATGGCGGATCCCGGAAACGTGGCGCTGGCGCTGGTGCCTTTCGCTGGCGAGGCGAAGGCGGCTTCTGTGGCAGGGCGTTTTGGTGAGCGTCTGTTTGCCGGTGCGCGCATGGGCGCAGCTCAGGCCGTGGCGACCGTGCCGTTAACTGCTCAGGCGGCGGCGGCCGGCGGCGATGACTTTACCTACGGAAACGCGCTGGAAAGCACCTTTTTCAACACTATGGCTGGCGGTTTGATGCATGCAGGCGGCGGTCTTATCGCCGACCCGGTACGCGCGCGGCGCCAGACAGGTGCAGTAAGTGATCCCGCCGCTCCGCTGGCGCAGGCGGATATCCAACCAGAATCTCAGCCAACGCCGGTCATAACGCCGGACAACATCCCGTCTGGTGTAAATATCCCTGAGCGTGGCACAAATGCGGATTTGGCTGCTGCCATTTCCAGCGAGGCTGAGAGCTATGCCTATAGCCGGGCTTATGATGACGTGGTACCTGAATACATGGCGCGCCAGCAGGAGTTACAAACCGGCCAGATAGACAACGTTGCTGACCTGCGCACCGAACTTTCCGCCAACCTGCGCCGCGCTGATGAGTTAGACGCTACCCTGCAACAGCGTACAACGGAATACCAGGGCCAGCGGATGAAGTTTAAGGAAGCTCGCCGTCTTGCGCAGAAGGATATCGATGCCGAGAAAGCCCAACTCGCGGCCCGCAATGAAGATATAAACCAGGCACTTGAGCGTAATGCCGCCGCCGAGCAGGCGCGTGGCCGGCAGGCACAGCTTTCCCGCGGCGAGATACCAGACGACCTGAAAGTCACTATCGCCGAGCGCGCGCAGCAGATCCGCGATGGCATGCAGATGTCGCCGGTCGCCGGTGCAGTGCGCACCGCCGCCAGCGCTATCAGGGAGGCAGACTGGACCGTCAACCAGCAGGCTTACCGCGCCGCGCTGGCGCACATGATGGAAGGCCGTAGCCCGGACGTTGAGCCTTTCTATGAGCTGCATAAACCGGCGCTGCGCGAGCGCGCTATCCAGCGCATACAGAACCCGGTGCGGCAGGTTGATGAAACGGCGCGCCCGGTTAGCGAAACTGCCGATCGCGTTTATCAGGAAACGCAGAAAGCAGATCATGAGCTGACAGCCGCCGCAGCTGATCTTGAGAACGAATTCAATATAAGCAACGCGCTGCTGGATGATATCGCTGTCGATAATCCGGAGCTCGCGGCCACGATGCGCGAAAACCTCAATGCTATTCGCGCTGAGGCCAGCGACAATAGCATGAGCAACGCTTTCCGGGCATTTGCTGCCTGTATGATTAACCGGGGGATCTGATGGCTGCCAACGAATTCCTGACGCAATGCGAGCGCACTGTTAACGCCGCCGCTGGCCGCGAGCTGTCGGCTGATGAAATGGAAGGGCTGGTGCGCGATATGCGCGACACAACAAACCGTATACTTGCCAGCAACGAGGCGCTGTCACTCGAAGAGGCAGCCATGCGTGCCGCCGAAGAACTAAGTAACGCTGACGTGCTGGCAAAACAGATTGAAGCGCGCAATAAAGCGATTAACACACGCGTGGCGGCTCAGCGACTCGGCGAGCTGCGCACTATCTGGAAAGACCGCCCGGATATAGGACTGGAGGCGATACTGGTAGGGCGTAACGATGCGCGCACCGGGGCGCGCCGGTCAGTATCCTCAGAGGTGGCGCAACTTCGCGGGAAATATCACGCAGGCATCAATTACGATTTCGACCGAGCCGGACTGGTTAAATTCATCGCCAGCGGCAGCAACGACCGTGAAATCGCTGACGCAATGTGGCGAATTGGCCGCGGCGAATCTACCGAAGGAATGACGAAACAGTCGGTCAGTGCGGCGCAGATTATCATGAAGTGGCAGGAAGCGGCACGCATCGACGAGAACCGCGCTGGGGCGTGGATACGCAAAGAGCCGGGCTATATCGTTCGACAGTCGCATGACATCATGAAGATCCGCGCTGCCGGGTATGATGCCTGGCGCAATGCAATCCTTCCGCGCCTGGATGAGCGCACATTTGATGGCGTCGCCGACCGCGATCAGTTCATGCGGAACGTGTATAACGGTCTGGCCTCTGGCGTTCACCTGACATCAGAAAAGCCAGACTGGATGAACGGCTTCAAAGGCTCGGCAAATGCGGCGAAGCGCGCCAGCCAGGAGCGCGTGCTGCATTTCAAAGACGGGATCTCCTGGCACGAATACAATCAGCAGTTCGGAACCGGCAGTCTGCGCGAAGCATTATTCGGCGGCCTTAACAGCGCGGCGCGCAATACAGGCATGATGCGCATGTTGGGAACCAATCCCGGCAATATGTTCAAATACCTCACAGACACGCTGGCAGAGGACGTAAGCAAGTCGGGTAATCCGGCGGCCCTGGCTGACTACATGACCAAAGTTCGGCGCCTAAATCGCACGGTTATGCCGCAGGTTGACGGCTCGCTGAATATCCCTGGCAGTGTTGGATGGGCCAATGCCTCAGCCGCGGTGCGCGGCTGGTTGCGTATGAGCCAGCTCGGTGGCGCCGTTATCTCTTCATTCAACGACGTGCCGATCGCCGCTACTGAAATGCGCTACCAGGGGCAGAACTTTATGCAGGCGGTGCTCGGCGCCATGAAAGGGCGTTTCTCCCGGTATAACAGCGCAGAGCAGAAAGAGATCCTGTCGTCCATCGGCGTTTATTCTGACGCCATGACGCAGGAAATCATCCGGCGCATCTCCGGCGACGACTCGCTTACCGGGAAAATGGGGCGCGCCCAGCAGCTGTTTTTCAAATATAACCTGATGAATTTCTGGACCGAGAGCGGCCGCAACTCCAACGCCCTGATGATTACTAACTGGCTGGCTAAAAATGCCGACCAGCCTCACGCCAGCCTGCCGGAAGACCTGCGCCGCGTGCTCGACCTGCACGGGATCGGTGACCGGGAATGGGACATTTTCCGCAACATGGATATGGCCGACAGCGAAGGCCGTCAGTTCATGACGACAAGCGGCGTTCGCGGCGTGTCCGATGACGTTATTGCCCGGTATGTCGAAAGCAAAGGGATGAAGCCTACTGAGCGCGCTATCGCTGATGCCCGGGATCAACTGGAAGGGCAGCTGCGAGGCTACATTCTTGACCGTCTGAATATTGCTATGTCAGAGCCTGGCGACCGCACGCAGGCATTTATGAAGATGGGCACCGTGCCTGGTACTGTGGCGGGTGAGGCGATCCGTTTTGCTGGTCAGTACAAATCATTTACCGCCAGCTTTATGCAGAACGTGCTCGGGCGCGAGGTGTTCGGGCGGGGATATACGCCCGCCGGGCTTGGCGAATCGAAAACCACTTCGCTTACCAATGCCATGCTGAAAAATGGGAAGGGAGCCTTTATTGGAACGGCAAACCTTTTCGTATGGGCAACTCTGTTCGGCTATGTCTCTATGCAGGCTAAGCTGATGCTGAAGGGGCAGACGCCGCGACCGGCTGACGGAAAAACCTTTGTGGCAGCAGCGGCGCAGGGTGGCGGGCTCGGTATTCTCGGGGACTTCATGTTCGGCGAGGTAAACAGGATGGGAGCAGGCCCAGTTACGTCACTGATGGGGCCGGCGGCGTCTAACGCCGACAGCATTATTACGCTGTTGCAACAGACGATGCGTGGTGATTCGGATCTTGGCGACTGGTATCGCACAGCCCTGGACAACACGCCTTTCCTGAATATTTTCTGGCTGCGCACTGCGATGAATGGTTTAATTCTGAACAGGATACAGGACGCGCTGGACCCAGGTTCACTGGAGCGCTATCAGCGCAGGGTTGAGCGCGAGCAGGGGAACGAATTCCTAGTTCCACCTTCGCAGTTTATGTTGGGGAAATAGTATGCGCGCAATAGGTTATTTGCTTTACTTGGCAGTTGGCCTCATTCAGTTTTCTGCAATTATTTCAGGTCTTGAATCATGGTGGGGCCTACACTGGATAATTGCCGGAGTGTTGGCTTTCTTTATTGCTTACATTCCGGTGCTTGGAGCTATTGTTGGCATGGTAGGAGCTATGGATGTATGGCACTGGGAATGGTGGCAAGCAGGTGGTTTATTTTTTGGCGTGATGATACTAACCGTTATTTTTGTTGGACTTACTTCAATATTAGAATGGTTTTCCAGCCGAAGAAAATACAATTGAAGTGACATGTCACAGAGCCTATTCGTCAGCTACAAAAAAGCCCGCTTAAGGCGGGCTTCTTTCAAAAGTACTTAGGCAATCCAGCCTGTTTCAGGATTCCGTTAGCAGTGTGCCTTGAAACAATCGTGTACGGGACGCTCATGCTTTTTTGGGTCAGAGGGCTGTACCATATTTCATGGCTTCCTTTACCCTGTCTGTCAAAGTAACAACCAGCTGCTGAGAGCAGTTCCGTTAGCTTAGGATAAAGTCCTGTTCCCATCTATCAGAGCGCTATCCTGTCTGAATAAGATTGCTCCTGTTTAAAAGACAGACTGATACGAGAAGGATTTCCACCAAATCCGTTCATCTCGTACAGCTCAGGCGCGACTTCCCATACTCGCTCGGTCAGTTCTTCGTATGTCGCAGCTTCAGTAACAAGACCGAGAGCATCACATTCAGCCACCCACACGTTTTCATCATGATCATGGCATACATTAACGTCGAAAGGCCGAGAAAACGTAACTACGGTTGCTTCTCTCATAAGACCTCCTTTTTACCTTAAAGGTAATCTTACTCAATTATGAGCAATGATGCAAAATGAATCAGCATGAAACGGCGTGACCCGCAGTTACACGGATCACACATTTGAGAGGGTTAATGCTGCTCCACCTGACTCATGATGAACGCTGCGTGGGTGCTTATCTCGTCCATGCACCGCTTCACGCTTGTGACGTAGTTGCACATTGATGTCCATTCAGCGAGTGCCGCGCTAACATCGTGGCCGTCTCTGGTCAGTTCTTGCAGCAGGCTATTAAGGTTAGACTGCTGAGTCAGTCCGCGAACCCCATCGGCATTATGTATGTGTTCATAGTAGCTGGCGCGGGCAGGGTAGTTATACGTCTTTCCAGTTTCAGACTTCATCGCCTCGAGAATGGCTGGCATAAAACTGGCGACCACTTTCTGCGCTTTATCAGCCGGGGAAATCTCTTCGCGAACGTAACGGCCTGTACGGCGGATCTGGGGAAGTACCTCGGCAGTCACCCATTTGCGAAAGCGGTAGGGTATGGTGCCTGGCGTAACGGCATCGCGGCAGCGGAGGATGAGGGTATACAGGCCGGACTCGGAAATTATTAATGTGTTTGGGTTTCCTCGATTACCGTCGGTTAAAGCGACGGTATTCTTCTCATCGTCGTCCAGCTTAAGCATTGCGTCTCGGTTATTAGATATCCCCAAGGCATGGCAAACATCTAGCGCAATAAACCACGGGGCGCCATTAATTATAATGGCCCGTACATCAGCATGGGATTCAAAAGAGAAAATTGAGGGTTTGGTTTGAGTTGTCATAGTGATTACCTTTGTAGTTTGGTTAATCACCACTTCTGACGCCAATCAGATGGTGGTGAACTGTGCAGGGTTGGCGTAACCGGCTACAAAGGACCCGGCGCACCTTTCGGTGCCCCCACACAGTCCACCATTGAATAGGTGTGTCTGTGCTTTACACATAAAAAAACCGCTTGCGCGGTATATGCGCCTTTGTAGTGTTCGGGACGCCAATCCCGGCACCGGATTTTGCCGGTGCCTTACCACTATGGCGCAGTGAAAATTTAATGTCAAAGCACCAAAAAGGTAAAGTATTTGGCCTTCGAGGGCAACTATTACCTTTCCGAACTAACGAATGCTCTTCTTTAGGTTCAGGACACAGTAGTCAAGGTGGGTCTGAATATCGCTCAGGGAAAGCTGCGTGCTGGTTACGTAATTGACGAGTGCCACCAATTCAGCGGCTGCACCGCTTACATCGTGTCCGTCCTTTTCAAGCTCGCGAATCAGCTCCATTAGGTGCGATTTTTCAACCAGTTCCATAACGCCGCTGGGGCTGTTAAGTGCCCCCAACTTTCCCTCATCAAGAGGGTGATGATACTGCGACATGCCGCCTCCTTCATCTAAGTACTGTATATATATGCATATATCAGAAGGCTGCGATTTACTCCAGTAAAATCACCTTACCAATAGGGTAATTTGTTGCCCTCTGCGTGGTAATGATAATTCATAATGGGTTTGACAGGTTATAGAATGCTCATATGCATTGCGCGAAGGGCGCGGCCATACTGGAGCTGATGACATGACCGTTTCGACCGAAGTTGACCACAACGATTACACAGGCAACGGGGCGACTACCAATTTTGACTACACGTTCCGTGTTTTCAAAAAAACGGATCTGGTGGTTTCTGTTCTCGACCTTGATAACAACCTAACTGAGCTTATCCTCGATACTGACTACACCGTCACTGGAGCTGGTGGCTATAACGGAGGTAAAGTCATCCTCAGCGCGCCACTGGCGAACGGCTGGAAAATTTCTATCTCCAGAGACGTGCCGTTAACTCAGGAAACAGATCTGCGCAATCAGGGCAGTTTTTTCCCGGAGGTTCATGAAGATGCTTTCGACAAACTGACGATGCTCATACAGCAGGTTTGGTCGCGCTTCACGCTCGCATTACGCAAACCCAGCAGTCTTGCAAACTGGTACGACGCGCTGGGAAATTACATACGTAACTTGAAAGACCCTCGCGATCCACAGGATGCTGCAACAAAAAATTATGTTGACACAGTTTCAGTTGGTAATTTTTACCGTACGTTGCGCGTACCTGACCCGTTTATAGCGCAGTTACCACCTTTAAGTGACCTTGAAGGAAAGGTAATAGGCATCGTTGGCGGCCAGCCAGTCGGGTTAGTACCTTCCTCGGGATCTGCATCAGATGTACTGATTGAGCTGGCAAAGCAGGGCAGTGACAAGCGAATAGGATCATCCTATGGAGGCACAGTTTACACTGACTATCAGCCCTCACAACTCCGTAAAAAGTATCAGTTCGGTATCCCCGGTAACGTTTACTCACAGCGCGAAGCTGTGTTTTATCCGGCTGAAAATCTCTGGTACATCAGCAAGGTCACCGTTTTCCCTGTGACAATACCCTCGTCTCCCGATAGCAACTGGCGCTGCGTTGGTCGTTTGAATGGGTATCCTATTTATGACGTCAGAAACTGGGGCCTGGTCGGCGACGACTTTACGGATAATACTTCAGCTTTCACAACTATGATTGCTAAAAATGCAGGTTACCCCGGTGAGTTATATTTCCCCGCCGGGACATATCGTTATGCAGATATTGGCGCCATAACGCTTAGCCGGTTCACTTTTCGTGGTGACGGTAGTATGCGTTCCCGCCTGAGATGTACTAATACTACCCCGGGGCATACGGCACTAGACATCAATGCCTGGCCGGACCCGGTTAACCCTAATCAGCCTTTCATAGATAGTTTTAATATTATCGGACTCCACATTGAAGGTAACAGCAACACATTAAAAGTTTTAAGGATGCAAGGTTGCTCCCGTTGTAAATGGAGCGACGTTACCATTTGGGGCGCCCGTAGTACGGATGGCGTTGGTCTGTCTATCGAAGCCTGTAGCATCAACCAATTTGATTCCATTTATGTAAGTAAATACAGAAATCTAGTAGGACAAACGACTAATGTACCATTTTATGGTCTGGTAATAACCACCGGTTACCGCGCCGGTGCTTTCCAGGCAAGTAGTACCAATAACGTGTTTACTAGCTGCGGCTGGGAGGGTGTTACGCGGGGTTGCCTGTTAACTTACGCCGATGGCACTCTAATGTTGGCGGGGACTAGCGAAGCTAATCTCGAATACGATTTAGCTATCCAAGTGGGCTGCCGGTTTAATAGCTTCATAAATTTCGCAATGGAGTCGGTGGCAGCCACATTTAACGCGCAGGACCGCGGTGAGTATTCTTATTTTAAAAACTGTTACTCAAATAAGCTATTTTACATAGGCCAGAATTCCAAGAGTTCTGAAATTTCCGGGGGGTATTACCAACAGATTACAACGCAAACAGGTAGTGTTGACGCAAAAATACACGACCTTACCGTTGGTAATTGGGGCGCCACCGTTGGCGATGGGGTAAATACCGATCTAGGTTCGGGGCACATATCGTATAGTATTTATAACAAAAGCATACCGGATTTTATAAACACAACTGGGATTCGCCAAGCTGCTGCTCTCACCACTACGCCAGTTTCCGGCGGTACTAATGGTGTATGGGACAACACGACCCGGCTTCCGGTAACCTTGTATATTAACAATGGCGGTGGTTTTACCCAAGCACTTATATTGCGCGGTGGTGCAGGTGGTGACGCCGTTGGTATCCCGTTAACTGGGACTCAGCAAGTACATCTTGAGGCTAAAGACAGGATCTCCCTGACATGGGCAACCGGAGTCACTGCTCCGGTTTGTAGTTATCGAGAAAAAAGCGGGTTTAATTAAAAAACGCCCATGGATGGGCGTTTACTTTTTCAATGGCGGATTCCTGATATAACTCGCGTTACCTCATCAAACACCATTCTTGCACCGTAGATAGATAAATGTGCACCGTCAGTATATAGCGGTTCTTTACCTACCGTTACTGAGCATCCATCTTTATCACATAGAACATTATTTGGATCTATAAAAGTCACATTTCCGTTTGATTTGAATGCTTCTCTTAATTTATTGTTAATCTCAATCTCTATTAGAGATCTTTTAGAGTTGCAGGTTTTGAATAATTTATATCCGGGCAATACATTTTGCACAAGACACCCATAACTGTTTGAGTTGGTGGGCACAGGTCTACCAATAATGTAGTAATGCCTTTTGCCTCCAGCCACCATAATTTTTTGGATTTGGTTAATCCAAATATCAGCAAACTCATCGAATGAAAGATCCTCTGGAGAATTTCCATTCCTTTTAATCAAAAGGTCTTTATAGTTATCCCAAGCTGATGCGAATATGACATCAGCATTTTTATTATTTTTAAAAGTGTTGATAAGATGCGCATAAGCCTTAGAACAATTCAAGTCTTCCTTACCATCCTTGTACCGGCTATAGTCTGGCATAATAGGGCAGCCATGGAAAAAGATATTGATGGAGTGCATGCCTTTCTCATCAATCGCTTTTGCATACTGCGCGGCGAAAGAGTCGCCAAATATAATGAAGTCAACTCCATCTTTGGCATGGGACGAGTAAGGAATATTTGTTTTATAGCCATAACCGCCGTAATATTTTCTTTGAAACTCCTCGCTGGACATTTTTAACTCTTCAGGCACTCGAAAAGATGCCCCGTGAGTATTCTGAACATAATTGGAAAAAGTTAAAGCTGTTATTGCTATAAAAATATTAAGCAAAGAAAGTTTCTTTGCTCTTTCAATGGAATAATAAATAGCAGAGGCAATAAATAAAGATAATGTAAAATAAACCAGTGCGTCTAAATCAACGCCCACCTTTTTAGAGAATACAATCAGAGGCCAATGAACAAGATAAAGAGAGTATGATATTTTCCCGATGAATTGCAGAGGCCAGCTTCCTGTGATACTCGAATTATTCCTTGTCGCGCATATGACTAAGAATGTGCCTAAAGCAGGAACAATGGCGTTGTAACCTGGCCATGCCGTTCTTTCATCGAAAAGATAGTAACTTGTTGCTATGAGTGCAAGGCCGACGCCTTCCCATATCCTAGATTTTTTATTTAAAAATTGTTTTTCATTAAATATTACAGCTAAGCCACCTAAAAGCATTTCCCATGCTCTTGCATTAAGAGTGAAATATGCTTTTGTTGGGCTGTTCATGGTTAGGTTTATCGACATTGCCAGTGATGCTAGCAACCCAATTATTATAAATGATCGTATCATTGACCTGTTCAAAAACAGGCTTAAGATGAATAAGGTAAGGGGGTATATTAGGTAGAATTGCCACTCTACTGAAAGAGACCAAGTGTGCAGTAAAATGTTATCTACGGATGCGGTATCAAAATATCCTGTTTGAGATGCATACAAGTAATTTGAATAAAATAACATGCTGCCGATAGCGTTATGCGCTAGCTCAAGATAATCCTTTGGTAGCAACACCGTCCATCCAAAAGCTACGCATAAAAGGCACACTGCGCACAAGGCAGGAACAATCCTTTTTACTCTTGCATAATAGAACTTTGCGATACTAAAATTATTATTGTCCAGACCCGTGAGGATGATTTTAGTCATTAAAAAACCTGAAATGACAAAAAAAACATCTACCCCTGCGAATCCTCCAGGGAGGATCTCCTTATTAAAATGAAAAATTATAACGCCGATAATGGCTAAGGCTCTTAAGCCTTGAATATCCTTTCTCAATTCCTTCATCTGTAAGGTGGCCTTGTGCCTCTTCTAATACTCATTACCTTCATTTTATACCTTTAAGGTAACTTTGTTAAGACCAATCCGAGGTAATATTATCCGAATGTGGTTTATTGTGTATTATGGAATCACCAACTAAGGGGGTTCTTATGCACATTAAACGGTGGTTCCAGTGTCAACCACGATGACAGCAGGCACGCTAAATCAGTCTCTTAGCATTGGCGCGCTGGCTTCTGTGTTGGCCGGAGTGCCTCCGGAGGTGGCGTTGGGTGCACTGGCAGGCGCGGTAATATTTGTTACATCGGCGGTTGAGTACCCCATTAAAAGACGGGTACTGCTGGCTGTTCTCAGCTTCCTCTGTGGCCTTCTTTTTTACAAAGCAACAGCGGCCATTCTCATTGGCATTGCCAGCCTTATCCCGACGATTACGCAGGACTCGTTTGAAAAAGGGATAGTGTTCGCCGCTGGCGCTTTCGTCTCGTCTATTGTGGCTGTACGCATTGGCATCTGGCTCTATCACCGTTCTGAAAATCCACGCGACCTGATCCCGGGGAGAAAAGACGATGACCAGCCCTGAAATGCTGCTCCTTCTTAACGCCATCATCTGCGCGGGGATCGCCATCCGTGTCCTGCTTTTTCGCCGGGAAGGTGCACGCCACCGCTGGTGGGGCGGCTGGTTGGCCTATGTCGTGATTGTTGTGGCCGCCAGCGTCCCCGTGCGGACCTTCTACGGCTATTACATCCTCCCTGACTGGTCCGACGTAATTATCAAAGCGGTATTTCTCGCCGCGCTGATAAAGACGGAAGGCAATGTCGTTCAGATTTTCAAAATATCGAGGTCCCAACATGGACATTAAAACGTTCCAGAAAGCTGCTGGTATTTCCCCGGAGCTGGCCGCGCGCTGGCAACCGCACATCGTTGCAGCAATGGCTGAATTTGGCATTAAAAAGACAGTCGATCAGGCGATGTTCATTGCGCAGGTAGGGCATGAGTCGGCTGGCTTCACTTCGCTGGTAGAAAGCTTCAACTACAGCGTTGCTGCCTTGCGGATTACCTTCTCCAATCGTCTGTCGATGGATCAGATCAACGCGCTCGGTCGCAAGCCTTACGAAAAGTCTCTGCCGCTGGAGCGCCAGCGCGCAATCGCAAATCTGGTATACAGCAAGCGTATGGGGAATAACGGTCCCGGCGATGGCTGGAATTACCGCGGGCGCGGCCTGATCCAAATCACCGGGCTGACCAATTACCGCGACTGCGGCAACGGCCTCAAAGTCGATCTGGTGTCTCAGCCTGAACTGCTGGCGCAGGACGATTACGCCGCGCGCAGCGCTGCCTGGTTTTTCATGAGTAAAGGCTGCATGAACTACCCGGGCGATGTTACGCGCGTCACACAGATCATCAACGGCGGGCAGAACGGTATCGACGACCGGCGTGCACGGTTCGAAGCGGCCAGCAGGGTGCTGTGATGATGACATTCATCCGGGCATGGTGGAAACCGTTGCTGTTTATAGCACTGCTCGCGACGGCATTTTATTACCGGACGGCGCTCACAAAAACAGAGGCATCTTTAACCGAAGTTAATCGTGAATTAAAACTGGCTAAAGATGATATAGCGGACATGCAGCGCCGACAGCGCGACGTTGCAGCCCTCGACGCCAAATACACACAGGAACTTAACGATGCTAAGAGCACTATCAATCAGCTTGAACGTGATGTTGCTGCTGGCAATAAGCGGCTGCGCCTCAACGCAACCTGTGGAAAGAACGCAGCGACCGGCGCCACCGGCGTGGATGATGGCACCGGCCCCAGACTTACTGACGCCGCTCAACGGGATTATTTCACCCTCAGAGAGCGAATCGAAACCGTGACCAAGCAGTTGAGCGGATTGCAGGATTATGTGCGGGAGCAGTGTTTGAAGTAA